GAGAATTTTCAAATGTTCACGCTGCTACCTTTCCAATTGATTTACCTGAATGGGCGTTACAATTTACAAAACAAGGAAATATTATATTAGACCAATTTTTAGGTACGGGTACAACAATGGTAGCTTCACACCAACTTAAACGTAAGTGCTACGGAATGGAATTAGACCCGAAGTATTGTCAAGTTATTATTGACCGAATGAAAAAGTTAGACCCAAGTTTGGTAATTAAACGCAACGGAGAAATAATTAGAGATTAATTAGAAAAGATGGCAAACGAAAAAAACTTAATACCTGCACAGAAAGGTGAGGTTAGAAACCCTAACGGTAGACCTAAAGGAGCAAAGAATAGAAGCACAATAGCACGTCAATGGCTTGAAGTAAATCAATCGTTAAAGAACCCATTAACAGGCGAGCAGGAAACTATGAGCCAAGAGGATTTGATGACGTTAGCGTTGATTAAAAAGGCACGTGAAGGCGATGTAGCTGCGTACAAAGCATTGATGGATTCAGGTTACGGACAACCATTGCAGCAAATTGAACAAACAATAACCGAGTTACCACTTTTCCCTGATGTACAAGAGGACAACGGCAACGAATAAGGTACTGGCTTTAAAGAAGCGTATTAAGATTGTTCAAGGTGGAACGTCGGCTTCGAAAACGTACTCAATCCTTGCTGTGTTAATTGACAAGGCACTACGCAAAGACGGACTGGAAATAAGCATAGTAGCAGAAAGCATACCTCATCTTAGAAGGGGAGCATTAAAAGACTTTGTTAAAATACTCCAATGGACAAACCGATTTTATGACCAACAGTTAAACAAGTCGCTGCTTACATATCATTTTAAAAACGGAAGCGTAATAGAGTTTTTCTCAGCAGATGATGCTTCTAAGCTCAGAGGTGCAAGACGTGATATCTTGTACATTAACGAGTGCAACAACGTAACGTTTGAGTCATACAATGAGCTTTCCATCCGTACAAAGCAAGAGGTGTACTTGGACTTTAACCCTGCCAATGAGTTTTGGGTACACAAGGAACTAAAAGACGAACCAGACACGGATTTTATAATATTAACCTACAAAGATAACGAGGCTTTAGACGAAAGTATTGTCACACAAATTGAAAAGAATCGTGACAAAGCAGCTACGAGTTCTTATTGGGCTAATTGGTGGAGAGTGTATGGTCTTGGGCAAGTAGGTAGTCTTGAAGGAGTAGTCTTTAACAATTGGAAAGAAATAGACACGATCCCAAAAGAAGCGAAGCTGATAGGAATAGGATTAGACTTTGGATACACGAATGACCCTACGGCAGCAATTGAGATTTACAACTATAACGGAACACGGATAGTAAACGAACTTGTTTACCGCACAGGAATGGTTAACTCAGACATCGCTAAGATACTTCCGTCAGCCGTTATTATCTACGCAGATAGCTCAGAGCCTAAATCAATAGAAGAAATCAGAAGGCAAGGCAAAACAATCAAAGGAGTAACGAAAGGAGCTGACTCAATCAACTACGGTATTGACGTAATGCAAAGGCAAGACTATTTAGTAACTAAGCAAAGCACGAACCTCATCAAAGAACTACGCTCCTATTGTTGGGATACTGACAAGCAAGGTCAACGAATGAGAAAACCGATAGACCACTACAATCACGCTATTGATGCTTTACGTTACCACGAGATGGAAGCAATCGGACTAAAATCAAACTATGGACAATACAACATCCGATGAGCTGCCTAAAATGATAAGGGTAGTAGAGCAATACATCAAAGACAAGACAGGCAAAAGAGTCAACATCGTATTCAATGACATCTTCAACGTGAGAAGGCACACTCAGATGCTGGCTCAGGCTTATGCCTATGTGTTACAAAAAGACGAATCACAAGTTAAATAATTATGGAAGTACAAATAAACGTACCATCAACACTAAACGAAATCCCACTAAAGCACTATCAGGACTTTCTGAAGGTGCAGCGTGACTCTACTGACGAGGAGTTTGTAGCTCAAAAGATGGTAGAGATATTCTGCGGTATCCGATTAATAGAAGTAGCCAAGATAAAGCTGACTTCATTAAACGAATTGATAGCGCACTTCACACAACTGTTCAATCAAGTGCCTAAATTCACACCTAAATTTATGATAGGCGATATTGAGTTTGGCTTTATTCCTGAACTTGAAGAGATAACCTTTGGAGAGTACGTTGATTTAGATTCACATTTGCAAAGCTGGGATAAATTCCATAAAGCAATGGCAGTTTTGTACCGCCCTATAAAAACACGAAGCGGAGATAAATACGAGATAGCAGAATACAACCCTAACAAAGATATGGAGGAGCTGATGCAGTACGCACCATTAGATGTATGTATTGCAGCATCGGTTTTTTTTTGGACTTTAGAAAGCGACTTACTGCAAGCTACTCTGAACTATTTGGAGACGGAGATGAAGAAGGAGAAGAACCTGTCGCAGACTTTAGCGAAACAACTCAATTTAGCAAACGATGGGGATGGTATCAGTCACTTTATGCACTCGCTAAAGGAGATGTCACAAAGTTTGACGACATCGCCAAGTCAAGGGTTACTAAATGTCTTACCTATCTCACATTCGAAAAGCAAAAAAACGAAATTGAACAACGGCAACTTGAAAGACAACTAAGACGATGAAAGGATTTTACGATATAACGAACAAACTTAAAACACACTTTATAGCTGACCCTATTGTGAACACAGTAACGGAAGGCGACATCTTTGAGGTGGACTTAAACAAGCAGACAATCTTTCCGCTTGTACATTTGATGATCAACAACGCATCGTTTGAAACCAATGTTGTGCGCTTTAACGTAAGCCTCATTGCGATGGACATTGTTGACATAAGCAAAACTGCAACAACTGACGTGTTCAGAGGCAACTCAAATGAGCAAGATGTACTCAACACACAATTGGAGGTCTTAAATCGAGCCTATGCGCTAATGCTACACGGAAACTTGTGGGATGATAAGTACGTTGTTGACGGCAATCCTACTTGTGAGCCGTTTACTGAACGCTTTGAAAACTTTATGGCAGGCTGGACTATGACACTTGACATCCTTATCCCTAACGAGGTAACAATCTGCTGATGCAAAACACGGAGGTTCAAAAGGAATTAGAGAAGTTTAGAGATTATGTCATTGACACCTCTAAAAAGAACCTTGTGCGCCTTAAAAAATCAAACGGTAAGTTATACAAAACGCTGCGAGGTCAAGTCAAGACGATGCCTAACTCCATTTCGATTGAGTTCTTTATGGAAGATTACGGAGTGTTTCAAGATGCAGGTGTCAACGGACTAAAAGAAAAGCACGGCTCAAAGTACAGTTTCAGAAAAGGAGTGCCAAATGCCAAGATGTTAAAGTCATTAGATGTATGGCTTAGGCGCAAAGGATTATCTCCAAGAGACAAATCAGGTAAGTTCGTAAAAAGAACAAGTATGAAGTTTGCACTTGCAAGGAGCATCTTTAACAAAGGCATAAGCAAGAGCTTGTTTTTTACTAAACCGTTTGAGGCAGCTTACAAGCGACTACCTGAGGAGCTGGTAGAAAAATACGGACTTGATGCTCTAAAATTATTCAATGAACAAATAGACCAAATACAAAAACAAAATGGCTAACATATTTACAAGGAGTCCACACATCGTAACTATAAACGTAGCAGGGCAAGTAGAAACCAAGATAGAACTTTACTTGTGGAACTCAGGTTCAATGCCAAGCGCACCGCAGTACGTTTTAAGCAAGTTAATTGCTGCGACTAATGCTCCTACAACCTATTACGATTTATCGCCTTACATCAGCGAGTTTATAGACCACAACAATCTACAAACGCAACCTGCTACAACGGCAGCTACTCCGACAAATCAGTACGTCAATTTCTTGTATAGAAAGTACAGGAGAATCGGAAGCACCTTTGCACAAACTGGTTCTGATGTTACTGGCTTAGGCTTTAACGGATTTGGATACTATGCAGAAGGAAGCAACCCTGTTTTATTTGATGTCTTTTCTGATAACACGAATTACTATTATAACCCTATCAACAACGTCGGATGGTTTACGGCTTACACAGGCGGCAATGTAGCCAAAGTTAAATACACGAATTATAGTACGGCAGCAACACAAACAATAACCCTAAGTGTAAATGCAGTAAGAGACGTTGTAAGAGTTTATGCAGGGTGGGAGTCAGTAGGCAATAAGGTTGAGTTTTTAAATTCAGCAAACGCAGTTTTATGGACTTCCAATGTTTACCCAAAAACGGAATGTAAATATACTCCAGTTCAGATTGACTTTGTAAATAAATACGGAGCGTGGCAAAGGGAGTGGTTCTTTAAAGCAAGTTACGATAGCTTGAATGTTGAAAACACGGAGTATAACCTAATGCAAAGCACGTTCCCTAACTACCTATTAACCGAAGGACAAAGAGAAGTGTTTAACGCTAACGGAAAGCAAACAATCAAAGTAAACACGGACTGGGTAGATGAAACCTTTAAGGAGAAAATTAAGCAGCTAATGTTAAGCGAAAAGATACTTGTAAACGAAACTGCTGCGAAGCTAAACACTAAGTCAATGGACTTAAAGAAATCCATAAACTCGAATCTAATTAACTACGAGATGGAATTTGAATTTGCATACGACGTTATTAACTCAGTAATGTAATGAGCAGAGAGGTACACTTATACGTCAGTACAACGCGCTACCAAAACATAACAACATCGGTAGTCAACAACTTTTTTCAAAGCGTTACTAATGCTGGAGGAGTATGCGAAAGCGGTCAATGTATGATTGACTATCTTAACTCGTTAGGCGGTTTATTTGGTAATTATGAAAACTCGGAAAGATTAGAACTATTCAATGACGAAACAATAAACCTCACAAGTACAGTACAAAACGTTCAAGACATATCTAAAACCTTTACGGACTTTTCGCAGAGCTTTACAATTCCTGCCAGTGATCATAACAACCGAATCTTACAACATTTTTATCAGTCAGATGTCAACGCTTTATTTGATTATAACCTTAGATTAGATTCCTTTATTGAGATTGACTTGACTTTCTTTAGGAGGGGTAAGTTGCAAGTAGAAAAGTCGAACCTAAAAAACGGAAGACCTGAAAGCTATACGGTAACATTCTACGGAGATGGTAGAACGCTTA